CGTGTTGCTAACTTGATCGCCCAACGTACACGTCGTGGCGCAGGTAACTGGGCAGTTGTTTCTAGTGCTGCCTTGACTGTTCTACAGTCTGCAACTACTAGTGCTTTTGCTCGTACTACAGAAGGTACATTCGAAGCTCCAACTAACACTAAGTTTGTTGGTACATTGAACGGCGCTATGCGTGTGTTCGTTGACAGTTATGCCGCTGATACTATTCCAGTACTAGTTGGTTATAAAGGTTCTAGCGAAACTGATGCAGCCGCATTCTATTGCCCATACATTCCATTGATGAGCAGTGGAGTTGTATTGGATCCATCAACATTCGAACCAGTAGTTAGTTTTATGACCAGATATGGTTACATCGAATTAACGAATACGGCCAGCTCATTTGGTAATGCTGCCGACTATGTTGGCGAAATAGCAGTACAAAATTTAACTTTTCAGTGAAATTGGGTACATCAGATTGTCTTTCGGGACAATCTGCAATCAAAAGGGTGCTTCGGCACTCTTTTTTATGATATAATAGTAGAATGTCAAGTATTGGCATAAATACTATTATGTACAAAGAAAATAAATATACCAAACTATATCATAAATTTATAGACCGTTCAGTTTCTCGTAATTGGAGCAAAGCACCCGGACGAGAACGGCATCATATTATGCCTCAATCTTTAGGCGGGTCTAATGATAAATCTAATCTAACATATCTATCAGCCCGTGAGCATTTCATTTGTCATTGGCTATTAGTTAAAATGACTGATGGAGAAGCACGAAGTAAAATGATATATGCGTTGATGGGTATGAGGGCAATAGGAGATACACATCAACGATACTCATCAGCAATTACTTCCAGAGTTTATGAAAAATATAGAATAGAACACGCTGAGAATCATTCAAAGATTATGAAATCTAAAAATCTTGTACCATGGAATAAAGGTGGAGTAGAAATAACAGATGAACATAGAAAAAATTTAAGAAATGCCGCATTACAAAGAGCACCAAAATCAGAAGAAACTATTGCTAAGTGGAAAGAAAGTAGAGCAGGTTATATAGCAAGTGAAGAAACAAAACAAAAACAAAGTTTAGCACTTAAAGGTAAATCTAAAGGTCCTATGAGTGAAGAAGAAAAACTAAAGCGTTCTATAACACAAAAAGGTGTAGCAAAAGTAAAGACACACGGAGCTAATGTAGCCAACGCTGTACTTGGTAATATAAGTATCAACAAAGACAATACAGAGAAGAAAGTAAAGAAGGATGTACTACAAAGTTACTTAGATGATGGTTGGCAACTTGGTGGCAAAAAGCGTAAGATAGCATAAATATATTAAAGGAATTATTATGAGTACGGACTTATTTAGAAATTACATAGACCTCATCAATGAAGCAAGTGAACAACAACAACTTGATGAGGGTATTGGAGAATGGTTACAATCAAAAGTATCAGGTTTATTAGATAAGTTTTTAGCCTCATCTCCTAAAGCGCAACAAGCATATAAACAAGCACAGAGTAGAAAAAATGAATTAATTAACATTTTGAAAACTAGTAAAAGTGCTGAAGAAGCTAAAAAGAAAACTGAAGCACTAGCCAAAGCTGATGCTGGTTCAGGAATTTCTGAAGGATTTGGAAACAATATGGGTAAAACAATTGCCGGTGGTTTAGGTGTGTTAGGTGGTAGTGCTTACTTAGTATTGAATAAAATATATGATACTATGGCACACATCATGGCAACACCTGTGAATGATCCTACCATGGTTAATAGTATGTTAGCTGATGAGCGTTTACCTGCAATGCTTATTAATTATGGATTGCCATTAATGTGTATCATATATGGTTTAACGTTATTATACTATGTAGGTATGAGTGACGATAGAGATTAAAATCAACCCTTGGGATGGGAAGTTACAATAAAGCACTATTCGTAGTGCTTTTTTGTTGGCTAAAAATGTCTTACACATATAGTAATAGCTTATTAGTATACTATGTTTTTTTGCTAAATAACATAAAGGATAACATAATATGCCAATAATATTTGAAGGTGCAACTATATCGGGTGGGATTAGTATTGAGCCATACATACCACCGGCTGGAATACGAGCTATATTTGGATATGGGTATAATGGTTCTAATCTGTCAATGACTAACTTAGTATCAAACACAGGTGTAGTAGCCGCAGATACAACTGGAGTTGGTACTGCTAGATATGGAGTGGGAGCCGCTGGTTACGGAGGTGATAAAGCTATTTTTGGATATGGAAATACAGGTGTTCAAGTATCAATGACCAACAAAGTAAGTAATGCAGGGATAGTTGCTACTGATACTACTGGAGTTGGTACTGCTAGAGCTTATCCAGCGGCCGCTGGTTATGGAACAGATAAAGCTATATTTGGATATGGATTTGGTACGTCAGTAACAAATTTAGTAAGTAACACTGGTGTTGTTGCTACTGATACTACTGGAGTCGGTACTGCTAGAAGTGAACTAGCAGCCGCAAGATACGGCACAGACAAAGCTATTTTTGGATACGGAACTACCTCATTCCCTACTGGAGTATCAATAACCAACTTAGTAAGCAACACAGGTGTCGTTGCTAATAATACCACTGGAGTCGGTACTGCTAGATTTGGATTAGCTGCGGCAGGATACGGCACAGACAAAGCTATATTTGGATATGGGTTGAACTCAAGTGCTTCTGGTGTTTCTATGACTAACCTAGTAAGTAACACTGGTGTTGTTGCTACTGATACTACTGGAGTTGGTACTGCTAGAGGTTATCTTGCAGCCACTAATTTTGGTAGTTCTGGTCAAGCTATATTTGGATATGGAGACACTAATAAATCAATGACCAACCTAGTGTCAAATACAGGTGTTGTTGCTACTGATACTACTGGAGTTGGTACCGCAAGAGGTTATGTGGGAGCCGCAAGTTACGGCTCATAAATTTTTTAAGGAATAACAATTATGCCAATAGTATTTGAAGGTGCAACTATATCGGGTGGGATTAGCATTGAACCGTATATACCACCGGCGGGTAGTAAGGCTATATTTGGATATGGATTGACAACTGTTGTTGTATCAATGACCAACCTAGTAAGTAATACAGGTGTTGTTGCAACTGATACAACAGGTGTTGGTACTGCTAGACGATATCTTGCAGGCGCAGGTTATGGCACAGATAAAGCTATATTTGGATATGGAAATAATGGTAGCACTACTGTATCACTAACTAATCTAGTATCAAATACCGGAGTAGTAGCTACAGATACCGCAGGTGTTGGTACTTCTAGATGGCTTTTAGCGGGAGCTGGTTATGGTACTGATAAAGCTATATTTGGATATGGATATACTATTGTAGCAGTATCAATGACTAACTTAGTTTCAAACACCGGAGTTGTTGCTACTGATACAACAGGCGTAGGTACTGCTAGATATTATCTAGCAGCCGCAGGTTATGGCACTGATAAAGCTATATTTGGATATGGATATACCGGGACAAATACAGCGATAACTAACCTAGTAACTAATACAGGTGTTGTTGCAACTGATACAGCAGGTGTTGGTACTGCTAGACAATATCCTTCCGCTGCCGGATATGGAACTGATAAAGCTATTTTTGGTTATGGAGGCAATGGTGTTGGCTCTCAATTATCCATGACCAACCTAGTATCAAATACCGGAGTAGTTGCAAGTGATACAACTGGAGTAGGTACTGCTAGGGAAAGGCTTGCAGCCGCAGGTTATGGCACAGATAAAGCTATCTTTGGATATGGTTATAATCCTTATTTAGGTGGTGGTGATGGATTATCAATGACCAACTTAGTATCAAACACCGGTGTAGTAGCAACAGATACTACAGGCGTTGGTACTGCAAGATATGGATTAGCAGCCGCAAGTTACGGTTAACCAACAATTTTTTAAGGAATAACAATTATGCCAATAATATTTGAAGGTGCAACTATATCAGGTGGGATTAGTATTGAACCATATGTAGCGCCGGTGGGTAAAAAAGCTATATTTGGTTACGGTGATATAAGTGCTGGACCAACATCAATAACCAATTTAGTATCAAACACAGGTGTAGTTGCTAATGATACAACTGGCGTAGGTACTGCTAGATGGGCTCTTGCAGCCGCCGGGTATGGGGGAGATAAAGCTATATTTGGATACGGTCTACTTGGTCCTCCTACTTACACTAATCAATCGGTAACCAATTTAGTATCAAATACCGGTGTAGTAGCAAATGATACTGCTGGTGTTGGTACTGCTAGGTATAGTTTAGCGGCAGCCGGATATGGTACAGATAAAGCTATATTTGGATATGGCTATAGTACTAGCAATCAGTCAATAACCAATTTAGTATCAAATACAGGTGTAGTATCTAATGATACTGCAGGTGTTGGTACTGCTAGAAATGGTCCAACAGCCGCAGATTATGGCGGTGATAAAGCTATATTTGGTTATGGTGATGCATCCGGTGTTCTATCAATGACAAATTTAGTATCAAACACCGGTGTAGTTTCAACAGATGTTACCGGAGTTGGTACTGCTAGAAATCAATTAGCGGCTGCAGGATATGGTAGTGATAAAGCTATATTCGGATATGGACAAGGCAATAGTGGTGTAACAGCAATAACCAATCTAGTATCAAACACAGGTGTAGTTGCTAATGATACAACTGGCGTAGGTACTGCTAGATTATATCCAGCTGCTGCAGGTTATGGCACTGATAAGGCTATATTTGGATATGGCACTACTGGCGGAGCCGGCCGGCAATCAATAACTAACCTAGTAACAAATACGGGTGTAGTAGGTACTGATGTTACTGGTGTTGGTACAGCAAGAGGTTATCTAGCAGCCGCAAGTTACGGTTAAGCAACAATTTTTTAAGGAATAACAATTATGCCAATAGTATTTGAAGTATCAACTAATACTGGTAACTTATAATGATAATTAGTGGTATAACTTTACCAGCTGGATTAACAGTTACATATACAGCTCCTGCGCAGACCGAATTTATTGCAGTCGGGACATATTCATGGGTATGTCCACCTAATGTAACATCAGTTTGTGCAGTAGCAGTAGGTGGCGGGGGTGGCGGAGCGTTAGCAAATACTACAGTTGATTGGGCGCCGGGTGGTGGAGGTGGCGGTCTAGGTTGGAAAAACAATATTGCAGTAACTCCGGGTGTAAGCTATACTGTTGTAGTTGGAAATGGTGGAAGAGGTGGGTTCTTTAGTGGTGGAAACTATAATGGTGGTGGTGGCGAATCAAGTTGGTTTAATAATTCTAGTTTAGTTTTAGGCGCTGGTGGAGGAGGAGCAACTCCAAATTTTGGCGGAGGTGGAGGTGGTGGTGGCTATACTGGCGACGGAGGCGGTAATGGCGGAAGTGGTGGCACCACAAATTATTTTCCAGGTGCCGGTGGCGCCGGTGGATATTCTGGTAATGGTGGTAATGGAGGCACGGGTTTGAGTGGTGCAGCCGTTAACGGCGCCGCCGGTACAGGTGGAGGTGGAGGTGGAGGAGCTAGTGGAGCTAGCGGCAGTGTCCTGTCAGGTGGGCCGGGCGGTGGTGTTGGTATATATGGTCAAGGATCTAATGGAGCAGGGGGAGTCGGTAGCCGTGCTGCAGGCGCCGGTGGATCTAGCGGAGGCGCTGGATATCCATATGGACAAGGTCAAAATCCTGCTTACACTGCCGCTAATTACCCAGAGACCACTTATCAAATGGGTGGTTATTACGGAGGAGGTGGCGCCGGGGGCAGACAAGGTGGCGCCCAAAATACTAATGCTGGAAGAGGCGGCCCGGGTGCAGTACGAATTATATGGGGAGAGGGCAGAGCGTTCCCATCAACAGACACTGGTAATCTATAACGTATAGTCAGTGTCAACAGTAATATCTAATATAGATTTTTGTTTTTCTTTTAATTTTTTTTGGTACACTCTATTACAATTGGCACATAGTGTTTTCAAGTTACTTTTTTCTTTATTCTTTTTATTGTTATCTTTATAAACAATATCAAGTTGACATTTATCTTCTGGTATAAAACCACACTTCTCACATTTATTTTTCTTATGTAATAGATAACCGTGCTTTGGATTGTATGCGGCTTTACTACATTCAACACAATACTTGTGCCATTTATTAAAGCCATGTTTGCTTATACCATTAGCCTTTGCCAATGTTACTTTACAATTTTCACATAGTGGTCTTGATGGTTGTCTTGTTAACATATTGTATTTAGAGAAAAAGATCTCCAGGGTGCTTTTTTCATGCTTTTTACTGACTAGGAAAAGATAAATATATAATAACTATTATTCAGGATACTAGATGGCAGTAGATAACTTTAATTCGTTCGGTGGATACTCAGTAGGTATACCACCTGTACCAGTAATTGATGCCAATGGCAATATAATTACTAACGTATTAAATGCCAATGGTAACGTGGCTGTACATAGTGTATATGCCGCTAATTATTATTATGCCAATGGAAGACCTTTTAATGCAGGTGGAAACCCATTTGGTCCTAATAATAGCTTACAATATAATAGTAATGGACAGTTTGACGGTAGTGCAAATTTAACATTTGAGGCTGCAACTAATCTACTTACAGTTCCAAGCATAAACGTTACTAGGTTAAGTAATTTAGGACCAGTATCTAACATAACAATTACAGGTGGTAGTTCTGGATATTTATTAACTACAGACGGTAATGGCGTAATTCAATGGTCACCTCCTGGTACCGGATCAGCCATTAGTAATGGTAATAGTAATGTAGATATTGCAACAGTTGGTGGTAATATTACAGCCAGTGTAAATGGCACATCTAATGTAGCTATTATCACTACTGAGGGAATAACCGTTCAGGGTAATACTACTACAGGTACTCTTAAAACAGATAGTATTTTATATGCAAATGGTACACCCTACGTATTCACAACTAATGCGGCTGGTAGTAATACACAAGTTCAATTTAATAATAATAACGCATTTAGTGCTAGCGCAAACTTTACATTTGATTACAATACTAATACACTATCTGTTACTAATATTACAGGAAACGGTTCTGGATTATCATCAATTAATGGAGCCAATGTTACCGGTCAAGCAGCCAATGCATTAGTTGCAGGTACAGTATATACAAATGCTCAACCTAATATTACAAGTGTTGGCAACTTAACAAGTTTAACAGTTGATGGTAATATCACTTCGGGTAATGCTAATTTAGGTAATCTACTAACAGCAAACTTTGTAAACGTTTCAAGCAATTTGTTTGTAACTGATACAGCAAACGTAGGTAATTTACGTACAGATAATTTATTATATTCAAATGGTAGTCCTTGGGATTTAGGTGGAAACCCAGCCGGAAATAACACACAACTTCAATTTAATGATAATAGTGAATTTGGTGCCAGTGCTAATCTAACATTCAATAATACTACTAATTTATTAACAGTATTAGGAAATACACAATTTAATAATGCTAATTTAGGTAATTTAGCTACCGCTAATTATGTAAATGTTGTATATGATCTAAATGGTAATATAGCTAACTTCAGTGGTAATTTAATTTCGTTAAATGCTAATTTAGGTAATGCAGTAACTGCAAATTTCTTTATTGGATCAGGAAACAATTTAAGTAATATCCAAGGTGCTAATGTTACCGGAGATGTAGCAAATGCAAACTATTCATCTTTCTCTGGTTATGTTACCGCAAGTAATCAATCAAACATTACTAGCGTAGGTAATTTAACAGATTTAACTATAGGTAATCTAGTATCTAATGTTGTTATAATTGGCGGAAATATTACTGCAACTGGCAATGTAACTGCTAGTAATTTTATAGGTAGATTTGCCAATGGTAATAGTTATGTAGAAATTCCGTTAGTAAACGGTAATATAACTCTTACTGCTAATGGTAGCACAACATTAACTGTAACAGAATCTAATTTAACTGTTGCTGGAAATTTAGTACCAAGTTCTAATCTAACATACAATTTAGGTAGTCCAACACAACGTTGGAATGATTTATATATATCAGGTAATACAATTGACCTAAACGGATCTACTATTACGTCAGGGTCAAACGGAATTACATTAACAAACCCATTAGGTGGTACGTTTACTGTAATAGGTACAGGTAATTCTAATACAGCTAGTATCGTAAATGGTAGTAGTAGCATTATAGTAGATGCAAATGCAAATATTAATATAAGTTCAGACACTGTTAGTAATGTAGTTGTTATTTCATCTACTGGAATACTAGTAAACGGTAATGCAAATATTACTGCTAATCTTACCTCAGGTAACGCTAATTTAGGTAATCTAGCAACAGCAAATTATGTAAATGTCTCTTATCACCTTGAAGGCAATACTGCTACCTTTATTGGTAATTTAACTTCATTAAATGCTAATCTAGGTAACTTGGCAATAGCTAATTATGTAAACGTTGCATATGAAGTCAATGGTAATATTGCTAATTTTAGTGGCAATTTAACTTCAGCAAATGCTAATTTAGGTAACTTAGTAAAAGCAAACTATGCTAATTTTGCGTTTGATTTAACGGGTAATACAGCTACCTTTACTGGTAATGCTAATGTTGCTAATTTAGGAACAACTAATTTAATTGCTACTGGTGCAGGTAGTTTTGGCGCCAATGTAAACATGAACAACAGGAACATTACAAGTCTTGCTGAACCTGTAAATAATCAAGATGCCGCAACAAAACAATATGTTGATTTAGTTGCACAAGGCCTAGATCCTAAGGCATCTGTAACCTATGCTAGTACAACAGCACTTCCAGCATATACATATAATAACGGAGCAAGCGGTGTCGGGGCAACTATTACTGCAACTAGTAATGGAGAATTAACACTTGATAGTGGTTATCCAAGTATTAACAGTCGTGTATTAATTAAAAATGAAACAGGGGCAAATGATCCTTATAACGGTATCTATCTAGTTACTGATCCAGGAAGTGCTAGTTCAGTTTTTGTATTAACTAGAACTACTGATTTTGACAACGGTTCACCGAGTGGTGAAATTCCAGGAGCATTTACTTTTGTTGAGCATGGTACAACATTAGCTGATACTGGTTGGGTCTGTACAACAAACTCACCAGTTACAATGGGCACAACACCAATTATATTTGTTCAGTTCTCTGGTGCAGGTTCATACACAGCAGGCACTGGTTTAACATTAAATGGTACTGAATTTAGTATATCTAATACAGCAGTAACGGCTGGTTCATATGGTGACGGCGATGCTGTTGCTACATTTACGGTTAATCCACAAGGTCAGTTAACTGCCGCAAGTAATGTAGCAATTACTGCTAATGCCGCTAACTTATCAGGCACAACATTAAATTCAAATATTACTACTAGTAATTTAACAAGCGTGGGCAATCTAACTGGTTTAACATCTACTGGTAATATAAATTTTGCAAACACAGCTAATGTAGCATTGGGTAATGTTACTAATGTACATATTACTGGAGGAGTTACTGGATACGTATTAGGTACTGACGGCACCGGTAACCTGTCTTGGATTAGCGGTGGTAGCATAGCCGGAGTTACAGGTAATCTTATTCCATTAGGTACACCATCTGATAGTGACTTAACAACTAATGTTGCGTATAACGGATGGACTACTAGTACATATGTTACTGATGGATTAGATGATTTGAATCAGGTTAGTTTAAATATTGCTGGAAATACTTTTGTAGGTAATATATACATTGGTGCTAATGTAACATCAGGGCCTAGTCCGTTATCAGTGGCATTTACTGGAAACTATATTGGCAATCCTACTAATTATCTTTGGAATTTTGGTGACGGCACAACTAGCACTTTACGTAATCCTACAAAAACATATAGTAATGTATTAGGTGGACAATTTACAGTTACATTTACAGCATTCAATGTAAATGGTACATATGGAGGTAATGCAGCCAATGGAGCAAAAGGCTCAACCGCTACTTCAATTAATACTAATTTCATAACACTGTTCACACCATTACCAATACCATCATTTACAGCTAGTCCAACTAGTTTAGATACTGGTAGTAATGTTACATTAACTAATACAAGTTTGTATGCTACATCATTTACAATTAATTATGGTGATGGCAATACTGCTGTTAATCCTGGTAATTCATGGACAACTGATTCTCATCAATACATTAATTCTGCCAATGTTGATTCTATATATGGAATTAATTTAACTGGTACAAACCAGACAGCAGGTAATGCGCCTCCGTATAGTGTTACAACAGCGAATACTAATGTTAAAGTATATTCTCCGCAAAGCCCGGCATTTACAGCTAATTCTACTTCAACTATTAACTATCTTGCTACCTCAGGTGGTGTAATTAGTTTCAGAAATGATACTCCTGGCAGTCCAGGTAATACTGCTAGTTTTGGTGCACAACAATTATATAACTTCCGTTGGGGAGATGGTACAGCTAATAGTAACATTAATATTCAAACTGGACTTGCTGGTAACCCAGGAGCGGCTAATATTACTCATGCATTTGCGTTAAGTTCAGTACAACAGAATGCGGCTACCACAGTAAGTTATGTAGCAAATCTTTCATTGTATACAGGATTTAGTACTAGCCCGTTCATATCTAGTAATATTACAATTACAGTTGAACCAGAAGTTAGAGCTAACTTTACAGGAACCGCTAATACTCAAACTGACGCTACAGGATATACTTCTAATGCTCAAGTTGGTTACTTGTTTACTGACTATTTAGGTCGTGATAGAAGCTTGTTTAACTTCAGTAATGATACATCACCTAACGTTAACTTTACTGGTAATGTGTTTAATTGGTCATGGGGTGACACTACAAGTAACAGTGGTGTAACAAGTCGTGCTAATATTACACACTCATATCTTAACGATTATGGATCACCTACTATTGGTGGTAAAACAGTTGCATTACAAGCAAACGGTACTCCAGGCACCACGTTACAAAGTAATACAAATACAAAAACAAATTATATTACTATTTTAGCTAATCCAACAGCTCCTTCTAATCTAAGTAGTTTCACTAATGTTACTATCGCTACAGCTAGTCAAGGTACTAGCCCATTATTAGCGGCAGGAGCGGCTGATAATACTGGCGGAAATATATTAGCTAATGGTACAGCAGTTACCCGTATAGCTACAACTACACCAGTATCAACCAGCACACAAGTAACAAATGCAAATACAGCACTTACCGGTACATTAACTGCCTATGTAAATAATGCAGAAGCCGGCAACACTTCATTCAGTACTAGTGGAAATGCTGTTGGAACATACAGTTCATTAGTAGTATCAGCCGACAGAGATTTACATGTAGCAAATACCGCTGTTCCTACAGGATTCTACAAAGTATTCTCTGCTACGATTAGCAATACACTAGCTAGTTTAGGTAATGGTTACAATGATTTCCAATTACGTCATTCAACTACAGGTAATACTAATACTATTGGAATGGTAAAAGACAACTTAAATTCTGCACCAACCTTAGTTACTACGAATACAGCGATGGTTACTGCTACTTCAGGAACATTTAGATACATTTCAGGTATTCCATATTATAGTGCTACTGGATCTCCTGCAATTACAGTCGCTAATTTAGAATTACAAAACTTTACAGGACAAACATTCCGTAGTGCTGACCCATTCACGGTAGCATCTGGTACATCATATGAAGGTTCTGGATCAGTTATATCTACACAAACTAAAACATTAGCACAGATTGATAATAGTGCTAACTCTATGTTGACTGGATCAAATGTTAAAGCTAACATAGGTATATCAACTAACTATTCAATGGGTAATCTCAACGTATTAGTTAACGGTGCAGTTAACGGAGTATCAACATTAGCGGCAAATATATTCAACGTTGTTGGTACTAGCACAACAATTCAACTGCCTACTAAAATACAAATGTATGCTGGCGCCAACTCTGGATTTAATGAAGCAAATATACCTGCTAATGTAGCAAGTAATACACAACCTGCTATTCGTATAGTAATGAGTACAGCAGGTAATACACCAGTCTTTAGTAATAATACAAATTATTATACTAGCAATGTATGGTCAGGTGCTCAAACTATTGCAGGTACACCAGAAGCAGTTGTTAGATACGGTGTGTTAAAACATTATGCTGTAGATTTATCTACTGGGTATTTACCAATTGGACCTGACTTAGCTACAGGACGATCAGGGTTACAGTATTTTACTTTTGCATTTGTAAGAACTAGTTTAGCTAATTTTGATATTATATTAACTACAGGGTCAACTGGTATATCAGGCTTATGGGTAGCGGCACCTGGCACAACAATTGACAAGGGTGGATTCGCATCACCTACTCCGGGATTCCCAGGACCCACTAGTACTATTAACGGATGGTTAACTGGATATGAACAATATAACGGTGCGGGAGTACCGGGTAATAGTGCTACAGGTGGAAACCCAGCTGGTACTAACGGATGTGCGTTAACTGGATCAGATGTTATACCATTGAATACACAGATAACAAATGTAAGATATACTATGACGCTTGGGTCACAGAATCAAGCTAATAGTTTTGGTAATAATATTTTAATTAGAATTGCGTTGGCAGCCGGTCAAACTATAACTGATTTACAGATAGGAGTAGCAACGTAATGGCCGCAACGTTTAACGAATCACAAAAGATTGACTATCTGTGGAAAAAAGTTGGTTACGCTGTAACCAAAACTGCAGAAGCAACAGTTAAAGAAGCTTTCAATGAAAGTATCCCTAGCCCATTACTATATCGTGGCGATCTTGTTTGGATGGAGAGTGACCAGATTACAGGAAATCCGCCTGCCACAACAACTAGTATTATTAAAGTTTATAAAGATGGTGTAGGGAGTTTTAGCCCTAGCGTAGAATGTACTGAAGACTTAACCGCCCCTGACAATCAAACGTGGAAGACAAACGAAATTAATTGGGTACCAACTCAATTTGGCGACAACTATCTTGTACAAGTATATGTAGCCAACACTGGTGTAACTAATCCACAAACATCAGGTACTAAATTATTCCAAGCTGGTTCTGGAAGAGATGATACATGGTTCTTTGATTATCAATCTGGTGTATTAAACTTCAACGGTGCAAATGTACCAACTCAGATTGCCAGCCCTATTACAGGTAAAAGTGTTTATGTTGTAGGTTATCAGTATGTAGGCTTGATTGGTGTAACTAATCAACCCAGTGGTAATATCAGTGGTAATACTAATATTGGTAATCTAAACTTTACTGATACTACTATCAGTACTATTACTGCTAACAGTAATATATTTCTTACTCCAAATGGTTCTGGAAATATACACGTAACAACCTCACTAACAGCTAGTGGAAATATTGTTGCCAACACTGGTGCTTTCTTTATTGGTGACGGTGGATATTTAGCAAACTTAAATAGTTCAGGGGTAGCAAACGGTAATAGTAACGTAAACATTCCAATTGCTAATGGTAATGTTAATATTACTGCTACCGGCAATACAACACTAGTTGTTACAGGTACCGGAACAAACGTATCTGGTTATTTAACTGTTACAGGTAATTTAACTGCTACTAATATTACGTCTAATGTATCATCTAACACAGTTACTGCAAATTCTGGAAATATATCAGGTAATCTTTTTGTAGCTGATACAGCAAATGTAGGTAATTTACGTACTAACAATATATTATATGCAAATGGTCAACCTTGGGATTTACAAGAGGCTGCAGGATCTAATACGCAGATTCAATTTAATGACGGCAATACTAACTTTGGTGCTAGTGCCAACTTTACATTTAACCAAACAACTAATTTATTAACTGTTGTAGGTAATTCGCAGTTTAATAATGCTAATTTAGGTAACTTAGCAACCGCTAATTTTGTAGATGTATCAAGCAATTTATCTGTAATTAATACTGCAACTGTGGGTAATGTACGTACTAATAATTTACTATACGCAAATGGTTCAGCTTGGGATTTTGGTGGCACGCCCGGCGGTAGCAATACACAGATTCAATTCAACGACATTAATGAATTTGGTGGAAGTGCTAACTTTACATTTGATAAAACTACAAGTTTACTAACTGTAGTTGGTACAGCAAATGTTACTACATTTAATGCTACAGGTAATATTACCGGTAATAATGGCATATTTGGTAATTTATCTACCACTGGCCCTAGCGGTGATATTACCGGGGCTAATTTAATATCTACAGTAACGCTTAATGCATCTGGTAATATTACATCAGCTAATGCTAATTTGGGCAATACGTCTATTGCCAATAATGTTATAGCAAATACGTTCAGAATGGGTGTAGGAGATAATGAATTTTATCAATCAACTGTTTATTTTGCTACTACAGCCGCTACGACACCTAATCAATTATTGTGGTCAACATCATTGGCCAACTTATCAGCTATAGATTTTACTATTATTTCCACAGATGTAGCAGGTAACACCAGACAAACAGCAAAAATAGCTGCCGCAGTTCTAGGAACTGAGGTGGTATTTAATGAGTATTCAGGACTCTACATCAATGGTGGTGTGGGAAGTTTTTCAGTGAATTATCAGGCAGGATCGCCTGATACGATACAATTGGTAGTGACTCCGGATTCTACTAATTTAACCAAATATAATCTGATGATTATACAATATGCAAAGTAACTTTATTATACCTAGCATAAATACATTTATAAAAGGACATTACCATGGCAATCAAAGCATTTAACTCGATTGGCGGCTTCTCAGTAGGAGAAAATGCCGCCAATATTATACTAGCAAACGGTGACATTACCACAACTAATGCTAACCTAACAGGCAATTTGTACGTATCTGACACCGCAAATGTTGGTAATGTACGCACAGACCATTTGTTATACGCAAACGGTCAACCTTGGGATATTGGTGGTATTCCAGCTGGTAGTAACACTCAAATTCAATTTAATAATGATAATGAGTTTGGTGCTAGTGCGAACTTTACCTTTAACTCTAGTACTAACCTATTAACTATTACTGGTAATATTAGTGCTACTAATGCTAATTTAGGTAATCTTGCAACTGCTAATTTCTTTCATGGTGTATTTGATAGTACAAGTTCTAATCAAGCAAATATCACTAATGTTGGTAATCTAATTTCATTAAATGTTGATGGTATCGCTAATCTAGCCAATGTAGTAAATGTCACTGGTAATATTAATGCTAGTGCTAATATTACTGCAAATGCTAATATTACAGGTGCTAACTTAAATACACTTGGTTTAGCTAATATTGGTAACTTAGAAATTTCTGGTACAACAACTGGAAACTTAATTCCTTCAGCCAACATAACGTTTAATTTGGGTAATGCGACAAATCGTTGGAAAGATTTATTTCTAAGTGGTAGTAGTATTCTTATTGGTGATCAAAATATATCATCAAATGCTAGTGGTATAGCACTTTCAAATACAACATTCTTAACTGATGTTTTTGTAAGTGGTAATGCAAACGTTGGTCTTAATATACAAGGTAACACAGCTAACTTTATTGGTAATGTAGTAGCTCCAAATGTTACAGTTAATTTAGAACTTTCAGGTAACACAGCAAACTTTAGTGGTAATGTAATTGCTAACAGCCTGCGTTCTAACGCATTAACATCAACTAGAGTAACATTTGCTGGTACTGGTGGTGTATTAACTGATTCTAGTAATTTAATATACGATGATAGTACTCAACTACTAACTGTTCTTGGTAATGCTCAATTTAACAATGCTAATTTAGGTAATCTAGCTACAGCAAACTTTGTAAATGTATCAAGCAATTTATTTGTAACTGATACAGCAAATGTAGGTAACCTACGTACTAACAATTTATTATATGCAAATGGAACACCATGGGACTTTATTACCCCAGCTGGCGCAAACACAGAGATTCAATTTAATGACGGTGACGGAAACTTAGGTGCTAGTGCTAATTTCACTTTCAATAATAGTACTAATTTATTAACTGTTACAGGTAACGTTACTGCAACTGGTAACGTGACTGGTAGTTACTTCTTAGGTAACGGTAGTCAATTAACAGGTGTTGTTGCTATTGCAGCCGATAAACTTGTTAACGGTAATACAACTGTAACTACAACACCAAACGGTAATGTGTCTTTCAACATTGCTGACCCTGCTAATGGTAATATACCAATAGCTAACTTAATGGTATTGTCTTCAAATCTATTAACTATTAATGCAAATATTACTACTACTGGTACTATATCTGCTAATAACTTTAGTGGTAACTTCAGTGGTAATATCACAGGTAATGTTACAATACCTGGTTCAAATACTGGAATTGTATTTAATGATGATAGCTTTGCAAATTCAAGTACTGGATTTACTTTTGACAAAACATCTAATACTGCTAATTTAGCCAATGTATTAAATGTTGGTAATAGCACAGTTAACGTCAGTATTTCTACAGGTAATATTGTTGCTACAAGTAATATAACTGCTGGTAACATTATTGGTACTATCGCTGCCGGATCTAATACAATTACAACGACTGGCAATGCTAACGTTGGTAATCTTGGTTTTGGTAATGGTCAAATTATTGGTACAGGTAACATAAGTGTTGGAAATATAACTACCTCTAGTATCAATGCTAGTGTCACCGTTAATGCACTTGCATTGGTATCACCTACATTAACTTCTAATACTACTACGTTAACATTAACTGCCGCACCCGGTGACAATGATGTTATACTAGTTCCAACTGGTGCCGGTAATGTTAGTGTTTCTAGTAAGAAAATTATAAATCTTGCTACACCAACACTAGATAATGATGCCGCTACTAAAGCATATGTTGATAGTGTTGCTCAAGGACTAGATCCAAAAGCATCTGTAGTATATGCTACAGCAGCCGGACTTCCTGCTTACACTTACAATAACGGTGCAAGTGGCATAGGAGCAACAATTACAGGTAACGCAGTTGGCGCATTGTCAATTGATGGATCTGCAGTTTCCATAAACGAACGAGTATTGGTTAAAAATGAAACTACAACTAATGCACCTTATAATGGTATATATGTAGTTACTGCTGCAGGTTCAGGTGCGGCTGCATACGTACTTACTAGAACAACTGACTTTGATAGTGCATCACCAAGTGGTGAGATACCAGGTGCGTTTGTATTCGTTGAATATGGTACAACTAATGCTGATACTGGTTGGGTATGTACAACTAACTCACCAGTTACTGTTGGTACAACTGATATTGTATTTGTACAGTTCTCTGGTGCTGGCTCATTCACTGCTAATACAAGTGCTGGTTTAGTATTAATAGGCACACAGTTTAATGCTAAGGTTGACGGTAACCCTAACCCAACAACAGCGTTTGACGGTAATGGTAACATTTATGTTCCGGCTGGCGCAGCATTTACGTCACCTAATATTGGTGCGGCAACTGGTACATCAGTAACAATAACAGGAAATGTTATTGCTAATGTATTAACGGCTAACTTAACACTAGATGTTACTGGTAATGCTAACGTAGGTAATTTAGGTACAGCTGGTCTAATTATTGCAACTGGCAATATATCTGGTGGAAATATTAGTACAGCCGGCGCAGTTACTGCAACTGGTAATGGTACATTTGGTAACATTAGTACAACTGGTTCTGGTGGAAATATTACTGGTGCTAATGTAGTATCTGCAAATACATTTACCGCAACAGCTAACGTTAACGCTGATAATTTTGTAGGAAATACAGCACAACTATCAACTGGAACTATAACGACAAGTAAATCAGCTATAAATGTAAGTCAAACTTGGAATAATGCTTCAGCAACATTTACTGGTATACTAGAAAATATAACTGACACTAACTCTAGTGCAGGCTCATTATTGATGGACTTGCAAGTTGGCGGTGCAAGTAAATTCAGTGTTTCTAAGATAGGTAATGTAACAGTTGGAAATCTTTCAACCGGTTCGTTAAGTGCAAACTCATTTGCTGTTACTACATTGGGTATTGGTAATACATCAATTACTGCAAACACAGTAAGTACTACATCTATTACTGCTAATCAAACAATTGCTACATTCCAGTTAACTGGTTCTAATGTGACAGGTGTTGAATTCTTAGTTAAAGGATATGATTCAGCAGGATCAAAATATAGTGTAGCAACTGTATTAGCTGTTACTGATGGTACTGATGCAGATTACGTAATTTACGGAACAGTTCGTATTGGTACTACTACAGGAACACTAGCAGTTAATGTTGCTTCAGGCAATGTATTATTGCAAGCTACACCATCTAGTAGTAACAGTACTGCTTGGACTACACAGATTAGGACAATTTAATTATTGCTGATTACATAATATGGCAACAATTAGATGGTTTAATTCTATAAATGGATTCTCGGTGGGTGATGAACTCACCGAGGTTATAGATACCTCAGGTAATGTTTTTACATCTAAGATTACTTCATACATAGATGTTGATATAGTATCTGATAATGGTAATAAAGTTTGGAATTTTGATAGTACCGGAAATGTTGTATTTCCGGATACCACAACTCAAACCACAGCTTATCCAGGCACTAGTACTTCATTAAGTCTAACTGGTAATATATCATCCGGTAATGCTAATTTAGGTAATCTTGTAACTGCTAATTTCTTCCATGGCGTATTTGATAGTACAAGTTCAAGTCAACCCAATATCACTAGTGTTGGAACATTAGGTAATTTATCAGTAACAAGTAATATATCAGCCGGAAATGTACTAACCGATCATTTATTATATGCAAACGGGGCGGCATGGGACATAGGTGGTGTACCAGCCGGTAGCAATACACAAATTCAATTTAATAATGATAATGAGTTTGGTGCAACCGCAAATCTTACGTTTAATTCTGTAACAAATACATTAACAACAGCTAATATAAGTGCCGCAAATGGTATATTTTCTGGCAACAGTATTAATGGTAAAAATGCATTGCAGGCAGGTGTTACTGGTTTTACTGCTGTTCCAAACACTATAGTACAATTTACTAGTAACTTAAATAGTGCGTCACAGATAAATTTTCAAAATATCAATACCGGAGCAACATCTAGTACTGACATTGCATTAACCTCAGATAATGGTAATAGTGTAAACAACTATATCAATATGGGTATTACAGGTAGTGCATGGGACGGTACTCAAACAAATAGTTTAGGTAATGCACTAACGCCAGATGACGGATATCTATATGTACGTGGTGGTAATTTAGTTATAGGAACTAGTAAAATTCCTAGCGCAGTAAAATTCATAGTAGGCGGTTCTGGTACAGCTAATATAGTAGCAACTATTAATAGAACTAATGTTGATGTGACGGGTGATATTATTGCTAGTGGCAATGCTAGTATTACTGGAAATATATCGTCAACTGCCGGGTTATTAACATTAAGTACTGGTACAGTAGCTGTTAGTGGCGGTGATGCTGGTATTTTTACTACAGCAATTGGTAATATTAATTTTGGTCTAATAGCTAATATTTCAATGGGAAGTACTACAGGAAATGTAACTGCCCGAGGTAATTTGATTGTTAATGATACAGCAACAATAACAAACTTAAAAGTCAGTGATATCTATAGTAACAGAACACCAATAGCTGTTACAACAAATACAGTAATTGATAGCTTTCCGGTCATTAAATACAGGTCAGCTAAATACACAATGAGAGTCAACAGTGATGACGGATATCAAGCTGTTGAAGTATTATTGATACACGATAGTGCTAATAGTTATGTAACTATATATGGTAGTTTATCTACTGTAGGGTTCGATATTATAGCATTGTCAACGAATGTAATTTCCGGAAATGTTAGGTTGCTAGCCACAACTGGCTCAGCTAACACAACGGTGAATTTATTGGGCGTTTACGTAGCAGATTAAAAGGATCAAAAATGACTACAAAATATTTTAATGTAAAACAAGGTATAACAACTGGTAATATATTACTAGATGCTACAACCGGTAATATTACAGCAAACAATGCTAATTTGGGTAACGCTCTTACCGCTAATTTCTTTATTGGTGCTGGTAATAACTTAAGTAATATAGCAGGTGCAAATGTATCTGGACAAGTTGGTAACGCACTAGTTGCCGGCACAGTCTATACAAATGCTCAGCCAAATATTACAAGTGTTGGTACACTAACAAGTTTAACTGTAACAGGTAATTTATCCGGTGGCAATATAAGTACTGCAGGTGAAGCTAACTTAGGAACACTGGTAGTTACTGGTACAAGTAATTTAGGTAATGTTGGTAACGTTACTATTACTGGTGGTGTTAACGGATATTATCTACAAACAAATGGCTCAGGTGCGTTAGTATGGGCACCAATCTCAGCAGGCTCAGGAATTGCTAACGGTACAAGTAATGTAAATATTCCAGCTGTTAACGGTAACGTTAATATTACAGCAGCCGGTAATACTACATTAGTAGTTACTGGTACTGGTGCAAATGTATCTGGTAATTTTGATGTTACTGGAAATTTAACTGCAGGTAATATAACAACAGCTGGTTCAGCTGGTAACATTACCGGTGCTAATAATATATCTGCTAATACATTTACTTCTATTATAACTACTGGCACAGCACCGTTTGTTGTTACTTCAACAACACAGGTTGCTAACTTAAATGTAGCAACAGCTGGTTTAGCAGTAGCAGTAACAGGTGCCGCACAAGCTAATATTACTAGTGTTGGTACATTAACTGGTCTTGACGTAAATGGAAACATCACTGCCGCTAACATTACCGCTAATACAGGTATATTTACAGGTAATGGTGCAGGCTTAACAAATATTGCTGGTGCAAATGTTACTGGTACTGTTGGTAATGCAACATTCGCAGTCACAGTAACAGGCAACGCACAGGGTAACATTACTAGTTTGGGTACACTAACATCATTACTTGTAAGTGGCAATGCTAACGTTGGTAATTTAACTACACCCGGTGTATTAAGTGTTACCGGTAATGCTAACGTTGGTAACTTGGGTACAGCAGTATTGATTGCAACTGGAACAGGTAGTTTTGGTGGTAATGTTAGTATGAATAGCTTTAACATTACAGGTCTTGCTACACCAGTTAATGATACTGATGCTACTACTAAAGCATATGTTGATAGTGTTGCCCAAGGACTAGATCCTAAGGCATCAGTAGTATATGCTACTACAACAAGTATTTTTGGTAGTGGATACACATACAATAATGGAACAAGTGGTGTTGGAGCAACAATTACTAGTTCTTCAAACGGCGCATTAAGTATTGACGGATCAACTCCATCTCTCAATGAACGTGTTTTGATAAAGAATGAAGTTGGTGCATTTGTTAATACTACAACACAATCAGCCGCATTCAATGGTATCTATGTAGTAACACAAGTTGGTTCAGGTGCGGCTCCCTTCATATTAACACGTTCAACTGATTTTGACGTTGGTACTGAAATGGCAGGAGCATTTACCTTTGTTGAACAAGGTACATATAATGCAGATACAGGTTGGGTTTCTACTGCAAATACACCAATAACAGTTGGTACAACACAAATTATTTGGGTACAATTCTCTGGAGCTGGTTCATACATAGCTGGTACAGGATTGACATTAACTGGCAATGAATTTAGTATTAGTAATACAGCAGTTACTTCTGGTTCATACGGTAGTGGTGATGCTGTAGCAACATTTACAGTTAATCAACAAGGTCAACTAACAGCGGCATCTAACACAGCAATTACTGCTAATGCGGCTAACTTAACCGGTACTGCATTGAATGCAAATATTGTTACTAGTAATTTAACAAGTGTTGGAACATTAGGTAATTTAACAGTTACCGGTAACATCAGTGCTGGTAATATCAGTACAGGCGCAGGCTCAGGTGGTAACATTACTGGCGCTAACTTAGTAAGTGCTAATTTCTTTACAGGTACATTAACAACTGCGGCTCAACCAAATATTACTTCAGTTGGTACACTAACAAGTTTAACTGTAACAGGTAATATATCTGGTGGTAATATAAGTACAGCTGGAGCAGCTAATGTAGGGACTTTGGCAGTTACTGGTACAAGTAATTTAGGGGCAGTTGGTAATATAACAATTATCGGCGGTACTAATGGTCAAGTACTAAGCACAAATGGTTCAGGTGGATTGTCATTCATCTCAATAAGTTCATCAGGTATAAGTAACGGAACTAGTAATGTAAATATTCCAACAGTTAATGGTAACGTTGATATTACTGCAGCCGGTAACACTACATTGGTGGTTACTGGTACTGGTGCTAACATATCTGGTACAGCTAATATCACTGGTAATTTAGTTGCCGGTAACATCACTGGCGCTAACTTAGTAAGTGCTAATTTCTTTACAGGTACACTAACAACTGCGGCTCAACCAAATATTACAAGTGTTGGCAGTTTAACTGGATTAACAGTAAGCAATGCAACCGGTGTAGTTAATTTTACAACTACAGCTAATGTTACATTAGGCGCAGTAGCTAACTTACATATATCAGGTGGAACAAGTGGTCAAGTATTAAGTACAGATGGTTCTGGTGGATTGTCTTTTGTCTCAGTCAACTCATCAGGTATAAGTAACGGAACAAGTAATGTAAATATTCCAACAGTTAATGGCAATATAAACTTTAGCTCTGCTGGCAATGCCAATGTAGTTGTTATTACTGGTACCGGTGCTAATATAGCAGGCACATTAAATGTTACTGGGGATTTAACTGCTGGTAATATAACAACATCTGGTTCAGGTGGTAATATTAGTAATGTTAATAATATATCTGCTAATACATTTACTTCTATAATAGCAACTGGTACTGCACCGTTCATAGTCTCATCTACTACTCAGGTTGCTAACTTAAATGTAGCAACGGCGGGTACAGCGGCCACAGTAACAACTAATGCTCAACCAAATATCACAAGCGTTGGTACATTAACAAGTTTAGATGTAACCGGTAACATATCCGGCGGTAATATAAGCATTAGTGGTATAGCTAATGTTACTGGTAATATATCTGGTGGTAACATAAGCACTGCTGGTACTGCTAATGTAGGTACATTAATAGTAACAGGTGCAACTACTTTTGGTAACTTAACTGCTAACTATGTTGCTCTTAACGGTGGATTAACAAGTAATCGTTCAAATGTAGTAGTAACTACTAATACAGTTGTTGATCAATTTGCCCCAGGTACATTTAGAACAGCGAAATATATTATTAGTGCATCAGGTGATGATGGATTCCAATCAGTAGAAACACTATTGATACATGACGGTACTACAGCTTATATTACAATTTATGGTAGCATTTGTAGTAATAACACTGCTGATATTATTGAATTATCAAGTAATATTAACGGAGTATCCGGAAATGTATCGGTGTATGCGACTGGAGCTAGTGCAAACTTAAAAGTCAATTTAGTTAGTACGTACATCAAAACTTAATCAAATTTATCCCCCTTAAATGGGGGATAAATATAATACAATTCGTAAAACAGGGAATATGGAACTGTGTCATTTAAATATTTTAACGTAAAGAACGGCCTCACGACCGGAAATATATCATTGCATTCTGCTAATGCAAACGTGCAGGCAAATTACTTTATTGGAAATATTAGTGTCACAAGTTTAGCAAATCTAGGTGATGTTGGTAATGTAAAAATTACTGGCGGCACTAATGGTTATGTATTACAAACTGATGGTACTGGAAATCTATCTTGGGCTAGTCAGGGTGGTAGCATTGCTGGTATATCTAATGGTACAAGTAATGTAAATATCCCAGCAGTTAATGGCAATATAAATTTTAGTTCTGCCGGGAATGCCAATGTAGCAGTAATTACCGGTACCGGTGTTAATGTATCAGGCACATTGAATATTACCGGACAAACTAATTTGGGTGCTGTTGGTAATGTAGTAATTACCGGCGGTGCTAACGGATATGTATTAAGTACCGACGGTGCTGGTGCACTAAGTTGGATATCGGCAGCAACAGCCGGATCTAATATAGTAATTGACACATTCACTGGCAATGGAGTACAAACAGTATTTACACTAACTACCTCACCAACATCAGAAGATTATACAATTATCAATATTGATGGTGTAAGTCAATTACATTCAGCATATACTGTTGCCGGAGCAAACGTTACGTTAAGTAGTGCACCAGTTAGTGGCGCCGCTATTGAAGTAATGACATTTAATTTGGGTAGTGGAGGCGGCGGCAATGGAGCAGCTGGTTACACATATGTAGAAATTACAGCAAACACCTCAGCATCAGCAAACACAAAATATATAGTTAACACCAATACTTCTAATATAACAGTTACACTTCCGGGTAGCCCGTCATTAGGTACTGAAGTTGGTATCATTGATGGTACTGGCAATGCAAGTGTACATGCAATTACAGTTGGAAGAAATGGTGGTAACATTCAAGGAACAGCGTCAGATATGACAGTAACAACTAACCGTTCAGCATTTACATTGGTATATTATAATGCTGCCCAAGGTTGGATATTAACAAACGTTTAAGGTATAAAACATGGCAGATTACTATCAGTTAAAAAATCAAAATATTTTTAACCCACCGGCTAATACTAGTTTAGGTAATACATCTAATCAATTTGGTAATGCTTTTGTTCAAAATGATTTAATATTAGGTAACGTTACAGTTACTGGAGCAACAATTATCACTCCAAAAGTATCTACTATAGGATATCCAGGAGATGACACTGCAGCCGATCCTGCAGGTGGACAAACTATTACACTAACTGGTAGTGGATTCTTGGTTGGCGCAAGTGTGTTGATTAATGGTAGTGCAGTGGGTGTAGTATCAGTTGTAAGTTCTACAACTATTACATTTACAAGTCCAGCTAACAGTGCAGGTAGTTATGTATTGTATGTTATAAACACAGATGGTGGAACTGCGATTGCTATCCCGGGTATTCAGTATAGTGGTGTACCAACATGGACAACAGCCGCTGGTAGTTTGGGAAATGTTTATGAAACTGCTAGTTTTAATCAAACAGTTACTGCAACAGGTGATGCACCAATAACATATAGTTTGTTTAGTGGATCAATACCACCTGGTGCAACTTTTAATAGTAATGGAACAATTACTGGTACAAGTGAGTTGTTATCAAGCCCTACAACATACACATTTACTGTTAGAGCAACAGATGCGGAACTACAAGATACTAATCGTAGTTTTAGTTTAACTATTACCCCTGATGTAGTAACATGGGTTAGTCCAGCTAATGGAACAACATATACCAGTGCAACTAACAGTGCTATATCTAATGTAGTATTAAGTGCAACTAGTGCTGTTGGTTCGGGAATTACATACACTGCTAATGCACTACCAACTGGATTAAGTTTAACTGGTGCAAACATATCAGGAACACCTACTGTAGAAGCAAATAGTAGTTCATTGTTAACAGCAACAGCAAATACTACAAGTGAGTTATCATCTATAACTATCAATTGGGTTATCAGTGTAGCCAATGATGTATACTTTGAGTATAATACATTATTGATACCGGGAGCAAGTACAACGTTTGTAGATGATGCTAGTACAAATAACTTTGCGGTAACTATTAATGGTGATACAAAGCCAAATAGTTTTAATCCATATACACCGGGCTATTATAGTAATTATTTTGATGGTACTGGTGATTACTTAACAGTACCAAATAACACTTCACTTGGTATGGGTTCCGAAAACTTTACTGTTGAATTTTGGGTTTATCAAACATCTTTAGTAAGTTATAGGCAAATTTTAGATGTTGTGGATGGCAATAGTGTTGGCAGATTAATTTTATGGGTTGATTCTGCGGGAACTTTGTATAACTTGGGTCAAAATGGTAATGCAAGAAATACTACAGCCGCCGGCGCAATAACAACAAACACTTGGATCCATGTGGCTTTGGTTAGATCATCGGGTACTACCAAGTTTTATATCAATGGAACACAATCAGGGTCTAACTATACTGATAGCACTAATTATACTTGTACTACTGGATCGGTGTATATAGGTATTAATTCAGATGGTAGCACATATCCGTATTTAGGATATTTATCTAATTTTAGAATGGTTAAAGGAACAGCAGTTTATACATCAGCCTTCACTCCACCTACAACACCATTAACTGCAATATCTGGCACACAATTATTAACCTGCCAATCTAATAGATTTATAGATAACAGTACAAACAACTTTGCTATAACAGTTAATGGTAATACTTCAATAAGTTCATTTGATCCGTTCGTGCCAAACAGTAGTTATAGTACATATGGTAGTGGATACTTTGATGGCAGCAGTAGCAACTTGAGTATTCCTGACAATGCGGCATTTGAAATGGGATCGGGAGATTATACTGTAGAATTTTGGTTTTTTTCACAATCAAATTCTGATGGTGGTTTGATATTTAAAGGGTATTATTACACTGATGGATCATGGGCCCAAGGTTTTGGTGTCAGAAGAATAAGTGCTACAGTCTTTAGATTTTATTTTAATACCACTGGATCAACTTCTACGGAAAAATTTTATGATTATACATCAACTACTTTATTAAATACTTGGTATCACGTTGCCATGACAGTGTCGTCTGGGGTCGGATACGCATTTCTTAATGGAACTTTGCTAAATCCGGGCGGTTTTGCAAGTGTGGGTGCAATAACAAATTCATCAATTGGTTTAACGATTGGAGCATTTCCATTTGAATCTGGTTATCGTTATTTTAATGGTTATATAACCGATGTTCGTGTAGTAAAAGGCACCGCAGTTTACACAACAACATTCACACCACCCTCAGCTCCACTAACCGCAATAGCAAATACAAGTTTATTAACATTACAAAACAATCAATCAGTAAACAATAATGTATTCTTAGATAACAGTACAAATAACTTTTTTGTAACTCGCAACGGTAATACTACTCAAGGTACATTTAGTCCTTATGGTGGTAATTGGAGTAACTACTTTGATGGTACTGGTGATTATTTGACAACTCCATCATCTGCGTCAATATCAAACTTTAGCGGAGACTTTACTATTGAAGGCTGGGTATATTTACTCTCTACCTCTCAATTTGGTGTTTTGGTTGGCGGGAATGGCTCAGCTGGTTGGTATATTGAATATGGATATCAGCGTGGATTTGGCGCATACGATGGAAGTTCTTTTTTAAACGGCAATTCAAGTGCGGTAACAAATCAATGGGTTAATTTTGCTGTCTCAAGGTCTGGTAGTACCGTTAGATTTTTTATAAATGGTGCGCTCACTGCATCTCAAACATCTGCTAATTTTAATTACACTCAGGCACTTGGAATCGGAGCATATTCTAGTGGAAGCTCATTTATAACAGGATATTTGTCAAACATTCGTATTAATAACACAACTGCACTTTATACAAGTGCGTTTACCCCAAGCACCACACCATTAACACCTATCACTAACACACAACTATTAACCTGTGCGGACAATAGATTAGTTGATGACAGTATAAACAACTTTACTCTCACAAAGAACGGCGATGTTTCAGTACAACGTTTCAGTCCATTCAATCCATCAATAGTAACCCCAACAAGTTATAGTGGTTATTTTGATGGTACAGGAGATTACTTACTATTAGCAACAAGCCCTGCAACTAATATTACAACAGGCTCATTTACTATAGAGTGTTGGGTATATGCTACAACTACCTTGACCGCAGATATGTATGTGTTTGGAACAACAAACAGTGTCGGCGGAAGATTAGTTGGAAGAATTGCAAGTTCTACAACCGTTACTATACAAGATAGTACAGGAACTACTACCTTTACTGTTTCGACAATTTCATTAAATACTTGGAACCATATAGTATGGGTTAGAAGCGGATCCTCTACTACTGTATTTGTTAATGGCATTAGGTCGTCTACAGGGGTCGTTGTAAATACTAATTCATATACTGAAATACTTCGAATTGGCGCTCACTTAACTAATTACTACACGGGATATATTAGTAATTTTAGAATTGTTGTTGGAACGGCTGTATATGATCCAACACAATCAACTATAACAGTTCCAACAAGTCCATTAACAGCAATATCTGGTACAAGTTTATTAACATTACAATCACCAACATTTATAGATAACAGTACTAACAACTTTACGATTACTGCTGTTGGTAATAGTCAACCAACACAACAAAATCCATTCGGTGTTACTAGTGCATTAACAAATGGCTATACGGTAAGTACAATCGGCGGTAGTGGTTACTTTGATGGTACCGGGGATTATTTGACTATTCCTACAAATGCGGCATTTAATTTTGGTACAGGCAATTTTACAATTGAAGCTTGGGTATACCCAGCACAATTAACAACTGATTGGTTTATTATTAGTGCTAGCGGAACAAACGGATTATTTTTTGGATATGCACCTTCTACCGGTGGATATGGCTGGGGTCGGGCTGGGGTCGCATGGGATTATCAACCTGCAACTTCAAAAACATTAAACGCATGGCAGCATGTAGCAATATCAAGAAGCGGTACAAGTATGAAAATATTTGTTGATGGAGTACAGCAAGGTACTACTCAAACAAATTCAACAGCATATAATTTAGGTATAACAAGTACAACTATTGGTAGTCAAGGTTCAAATTATGTTATGACTGGAAATATTGCCGATGTTCGTGTAGTAAACGGTACTGCGCTATACACAAGTAACTTTGTACCATCCGCAGCTCCACTATTAGCAGTGCAAAATACAGTATTACTAAACAATATGACCAGTGCTGGTATATACGATGCCGCAATGATGAATAACATGGAAACTGTCGGTGATGCAAAACTAAGTACAGCAGTAAGTAAGTTTGGCGGAAGCAGTATGAGTTTTGATGGTACGGGCGACTATTTAAAAGCACCATACAATCCTGCATATTCATTGCCTGGTGACTTCACTGTAGAAACATGGATATATTTAACATCGGCTGCAGGAACAGGTAATCAAACTATTGCTAGTTTTGGTTATAATAATTCTACCGGTACTGGCCCTTGGGGATTTTATTTAAATGGTACTGGACCATATACATTGTATTTTAATTCAACTTCTGGAAATAAAGCTAGTAGCACAACTGTTGCGATACCTATTAACACTTGGACACATGTAACATATTGTAGAACAGGTTCCACTGGAAGATTTTTTGTTAATGGAACAATAGTTGGTACAACTATTTCTGACAGTTTCACTTATTCAGGAACAACACAATCATTATTTGTTGGTATTATGTCTGACGTATCTTCAGCTCCATTGTATGGTTACCTAGACGATTTAAGAATAACAAAAGGTTATGCACGTTATACAAGTAACTTCACACCAGCAACAAGTGCATTCCCGATCTTTTAATAAGAACTAAATACATAATAAGGACAAGATATAATGGCATTGACAGTAATTAAACCATCAGGAATAGAGACATCCGGTAACTATACAGTTAACGGTATGAACGTTTCTGCCAACGCTACTGTCGCTAACTTATCTGTAACAACTTCACTGACTTTGTTAACAAATTCAGCAAATCTAGGCCCTGTTGGTAATGTCATTATTACCGGCGGTACTAATGGATATGTATTACAAACAGATGGTGCAGGTAATCTATCTTGGGTTGCTCAATCAGGCGGTGGCGGTAGTACAAGTAATATTAGTAATGGTAATAGCAACGTAAATATACCAACTGCCAATGGTAATATAAACTTTAGTGCTGTTGGCAATACTACTATGGTAGTTACTGGTACAGGGGCTAATATAGCCGGTACATTAAATATATCAGGAAACGCAACAGTTGGTAACTTAGATTTTGGTAGTGGGGAAATTACTGGTACAGGTAATATAACTTCTGGCAATGCTAATTTAGGTAACTTAGCAACAGCTAATTTCTTTAGTGGTAACGGCAGTGAATTGAGTGCGTTAACTTTTGGCAATATTACAACTTTTAGCACTGCTGGATTAACCACTGATCAACTATATCTACAAGGTACAACACGGCTAAATGTTACTGCTAGTGGAGCTTCTGGATATCTATTTGATCAATATGGCGCCACGCTAAATCCTGCAATATACATTACTAGCGGCCAAACATTAGCATTTAATTTAAATGTATCAGGTCATCCATTCTTAATTCAAACAAGCGGTGGAGCAAATTATAGTACTGGTTTAGAATATGTTGATACTACGGGCACGGTATTAACTGCTTCGGCAGCACAAGGACAAATAGCAGGGACACTATATTGGAAAGTTCCGTATGGCATAACGGGTAATTACAAATATCAATGCTCTGTTCATGGAGGCATGAATGGTAATATCGTTGTAACTGATGCAAATGTTGCAAATATTCAAGTAGGTAACAGTGTAGTTTCTGGTACAGTATATACAAATGCACAACCAAACATTACAAGTGTAGGTACATTAACTAGTCTATCGGTAACTGGTAATATTACAGGTGGTAATGCTAATTTAGGTAATCTAGTTACTGCTAATTTCTTTAGTGGAGCCGGTAATAACTTAAGTAATATTCAGGCTGCTAATGTATCCGGTCAAGTAAGCAATGCATTAATTTCCGGAACAGTATATACTAATGCACAACCAAACATAACAAGTTTAGGCACATTAACAGATGTATCGGTATCAGGTAATGGTGTGTTTGGTGGTAATTTAACAGTTAACGGTACACTAACATATATCAACTCAACTACATTATCAATTAGTGACCCAATCATTAATTTACAAACAGGACCAAATGGTGCCGCCCCGGTTGCTAATACAGGTAAAGATGTTGGTACCGCATTAAATTATTACGATACAAGTGCAAAAATTGCTTGGATGGGTTGGGATATAAGTAATGCAGAAATAGCATTTGGGTCTAATGTTGGTATTTCAAGTGAAGTAGTAACATTCACCGAATTAGCCAACATTCGTTCTGGCAATGCAATATTGGGTAATCTTGCAAATGCTAACTACTTTATAGGTAACGGTTCGTTATTAACAGGTGTTACTACAGCTAGTATATCAAACGGAAATAGTAATGTAAATATCCCATTAGCTAACGGTAATATAAACTTTAGTGCTGAAGGCAATGCCAATATATTAGTTGTTACCGGCACTGGTGCTAATATTACAGGTAATCTTACTACAACTAACATCATTACAGGTAATGGTGCTGGTGGCAATATTATTAACGCTAACGTCATATCAGCCAATACATTTATTGCTAGTGGTAATGTTACTGCCGGTAATGCTAATTTAGGTAATTTAGCTATAGCTAATTTCTTTAGTGGGGCCGGTAATAACTTAAGTAATATATCAGCTGGTAATGTTACTGGTCAAGTAGCTAACGCATTAATAGCCGGCACAGTATATACAAACGCACAACCAAACATTACTAGTGTTGGTACATTAACAAGTTTAGCAGTAAGTGGAAATGTTACAGCTAGTATACTAGTAAGTAACGTTACAACAGGTACAGCGCCGTTCACAGTAACAAGTACAACACAAGTTGCTAACTTAAATGTTGCAACTGCCGGTACTGTAACAACTAATGCTCAACCAAATATAACAAGTGTTGGTTCATTAACAGGATTAACTGTAAGTAATGCAACTGGTGTAGTTGATTTTACAACTACAGCTAATGTTACTTTGGGTGCTGTTGGTAATCTACATATCAGTGGTGGTACAAACGCATATGTACTAAGTACAGACGGTTCAGGTACACTAAGTTGGGTAGCACAATCAGGTGGCGGCGGTGGCGGATCTAACATAAGTAACGGCAATAGTAATGTAAACATTCCAGTCGCCAATGGCAATATTAACTTTAGTGCAGTTGGTAATGCTAATGTAATGGTAATAACTGGTACAGGTGCAAACATTAGTGGTACCGCTAATGTTACAGGTAATTTATCTGCCGGTAATATTATTGCAGGTAATGGTTCTGGTGGTAACATCACTAATGCAAATGTAATTAGTGCAAATACATTTATTGCTAGTGGTAATATTAGTGCCGGTAATGCTAATTTAGGTAATCTAGTAACAGCTAATTTCTTTACTGGTGATGGTAGTGCATTGAGTGCATTAACGTTTGGTAATATTACAACATTCAATACAGCTGGATTAACGACAGATGAGTTGTATCTACAAGCCACAACACGACTAAATGTCACTGCTAGCGGAACATCTGGATATCTATTTGATCAATATGGTGCTACTATCAATCCTGCGATATATGTTACTAGTGGTCAAACATTAGCATTTAATTTGAATGTATCAGGACACCCATTCTTAATTCAAACAAGTGGTGGTGCAAACTATAGTGTTGGTTTAGAACATGTTACAACTACAGGAACAGTATCAACTACTACATCAGCCCAAGGTCAAATAGCAGGAACACTATATTGGAAAATTCCATATGGTATAGTAGGTAATTACAAATATCAATGCTCTATTCACGGAGGCATGAATGGTAATATTGTTGTAACCGACGCCAATGTTGCGAACATAACAGTTGGATTAGCAACATTTGCTACTACAGCTAATGCAGTAGCAGGCGGTAATGTTTCTGGACAAGTGAGTAACTCATTAATTTCAGGTACTGTATACACAAACGCACAACCAAATATAACTAGTACTGGTTCATTAATTGGTTTAACAGTAAGTAATGCAACTGGTGTAGTTGACTTTACAACTACAGCTAATGTAACATTAGGCGCTGTTGGTAATTTACATATCAGTGGTGGTACTAATGGTTATGTATTAAGTACAGATGGATCTGGTGCTCTATCTTGGGTAGCACAATCAGGTGGTGGTAGCGGATCCAACATAAGTAACGGCAATAGTAATGTAAACATACCGGCTGCAAATGGCAATATTAACTTTAGTGCTGTTGGAAATGCTAATGTAGTAGTTATAACTGGTACAGGTGCAAATATATCAGGTACATTAAATGTTACTGGGCAAAGTAATTTAGGTGCAGTAGGTAATGTTGTTATTACAGGCGGTACTAATGGTTATGTACTAAGTACAGATGGATCCGGTGCTCTATCTTGGGTAGCACAATCAGGTGGCGGCGGTGGCGGATCTAACATAAGTAACGGCAATAGTAATGTTAACATTCCATCAGTAAATGGAAACATAAACTTTAGTGCAGTTGGTAATGCTAATGTAATGACTATTACTGGTACAGGGGCAAACATTAGTGGCTATGCAAATATCACTGGTAACATAGCACTTAGTGGTGCTAACGTTAGTTTAGGTAATGTAAGTAACTTGCATATAACCGGCGGTTCAAATACATTTGTATTAAGTACAGACGGTTCAGGTAATTTAACTTGGGCAGCCGCATCTGGAACAAGTATTGGCGTAGATAATTTTACTGGTAATGGTGTACAAACAGCGTACACATTAACATCTACACCAGCAAATGCTAACGCTACCTTAGTTAGTATAGCAGGTACATTCCAACCAAGGACAGTATATTCATTAACGGGTAATGTAATCACATTTAGTTCTGCTCCGCCAAACACAGCACCTATTGAAGTAACAACATTTACTGCTGGAAATGCTGGGGGTGGTGGAATTACAGCACAAGATTTAATAAGCCCATTCTTGTTAATGGGAGCATAAGGAAATAACATGGCAATCACATATAAAGTTTTAGGGCAAAGTAACCCGGCAGCAAATACAAATATAGATTTATATACAGTACCAGCATCAACTTCAGCAGTATGTAGTACAATTGTAATTTGTAATCAGGCAGCAAGTGCCGCAACATTTCGTGTTGCAGTACGACCAGCTGGCGCCTCAATTGCAACAGCACAGTACATATCATATGACACTAACGTAAATGCCAATGATAGTATTACAATGACTATTGGTATTACATTAGCAACAACCGATGTTGTTACAGTAAGAGCTAATACAACTACAGTTAGTTTTAACTTATTTGGATCAGAGTTGACATGAGTATAACCTCAGTTGTAAATGACCTTGTAACTAGCGTAAGTGTCATTAACGCACTAAAACCTTTACCCCCAACTATCTCTGGATATAGTGTTGGTGGCTTAGATGATACGGCATTAGACCCAGCAGGTGGACAAACTGTACAAATAAACGGTACTGGCTTTTTAGCTGGCGCAACTATTACATTTGATGGTAATGCAGTAGCAGTAGTAACTTATGTTAACCCAAATCAATTGACTTTTACAAGCCCTGCAAAGAGTGCAGGTACATATACAATATATGTAGTAAATAGTGATGGTGGTACGGCAATATTTATTCCTGGTATCATCTATAGTGTGTTACCAACTTGGACAACAAGTGCTGGATCATTAGGTAGTTATTATGAGACAACCAGTATATCAAATACTGTTGTTGCTAGTGGTGATGCTCCAATAACTTATTCATTATTTTCTGGTTCATTACCAACTGGTTCTACATTATATGCCAATGGTGTTATAACTGGTACAGCTCCAGTAGATAGTAGTAGTACAACATATTCATTTACGATACAAGCAACCGATGCACAATTACAAGATAGTACAAGAAGTTTTAGTTTAACAATCAATGTTGATGCTGTTACTTGGGTTAGTCCAGCAAATAATACAACATATACTAGTGCGGTGGATAGTGCTATTTCTAATGTAGCATTAAGTGCTACTGATGCCGCTGGTTATGCAGTTAGTTATAGTGCTAATGCACTACCAACTGGATTATCATTAACTGGTGCAAACATATCTGGTACACCAACTGTTATTGCTGATAGTAGTACATTACTAACCGCTACGGCCGCAACAACAAATCGTAGTGCAGTAAGAACTATCAATTGGAGTATTACTGTTGCCAATGATCCGTACTTTGAGTATAATACATTATTGATACCCGGTGCAAGTACAACATTTGTAGATGATGCAAGTACGAATAACTTTAATGTAAGTATTTTTGGTGATACAAGGCCAAATAGTTTTAATCCGTATACTCCCGGTTATTATAGTAATTACTTTGATGGTACTGGGGATTATATAAGTGTTCCGGATAATGTTGCCTTTACTATGGGTGCGGGCGATTTTACAATAGAATGTTGGGTATATTTACAAAGTGTATCTCAACAAATTTTTATTGGTACATGTGATGCCGGTGGTAATCAAGGTTCAATGAGTTTTGTACTTGGATTAAATGGTTCATCATACCCAATAGTTGGAGTAGGTTATGGTGGAACAGTGTATTTCTCAACTTTTGGCACAGTTGCAACAACAAACCGCTGGTATCATATTGCAGGCGTACGCAATGGTGCAATGGTTAATGTATATGTCGATGGTGTTAAAGGGCCGAATTTAGATATGGGTGCTTTAGCAATTACTGATTCAACTGAAATTGTTGCAGTTGGCAGAAATGGTGCTGGTAATTTTGAGTATGTTACAGGGTATATTTCTAATGTTCGTGTTGTTAAAGGTACGGCAGTCTATACAGCCGCATTTACTCCACCCACAAGTCCACTAACAGCAATAGCAAACACAAGTTTATTAACCTGCCAATCTAACAGATTTATAGATAACAGTACCAATGCATTCACTGTAACGGTTGGTGGTAATACCACAGTAAATTCATTTGATCCATTCACTCCAAACAGTAGTTATAGTACTTATGGTAGTGGATACTTTGATGGTAGTGGTGATTATTTAAGTGTGCCGGGTAACTCAGTCTTTGCATTTGGTACAGGGGATTTCACTTTAGAAGTTTGGTTATACGCAAATAGTATTAGTACAGGTACATTTGATAGGATATGTGCAACATCAGATTACAATGGATCAGGTTTTGACTGGACATTAAATACCAATAGCTCTGGTTTATTCTTAGCAAGCACATCATATAGTATAGGATCTATTACTCCTAAGGTATGGCATCATCTAGTATATACTAGAAGTGGTTCTACTATACGTGGATTTTTAAACGGCAATCTTTCTAGTTACGCAACCAGCGGATCGCAAAATATTTCATCTACTAGCACATTAGCCATTGGTACTGGTTATAGTGGAACTCCACTTAACGGATACCTGGTTGATCTTCGTATAATAAAAGGATCAATCCCAGCTGGTTATCAAACAAGCAGTACAACAACCGGCACTCAAATATTCACACCGCCCTCTGAGCCATTAACAGCAATTGCCAATACAAGTTTATTAATATTACAAAACAATCAATCAGTAAACAACAATGTTTTCCTAGACAATAGCACAAATAATTTTTTAGTAACAAGAGCGGGTAATACTACTCAAGGTACATTTAGTCCTTATGGTGGTAACTGGAGTAACTACTTTGATGGTAATGGTGATTCCTTAACTGCTTCTGCAATTACAGGGTTTAGCACTACGGGTGACCTAACACTTGAATGTTGGGCATACGTAACAAGTGCATCTGATTATGGTGGTTTGGCTGGGATGCGTAACAGTACCAGTGCTGCTGGACTTAGTATTAATATACTAAATACAGGTTACTTAGAATGGGCCATTAACACAAATTATTCCGGCACATTGTGTCCGTTAAATCAATGGTTTCATGTTGCATTGGTACGTTCCGGATCTTCAGCAAATAATTGTAGTTGTTATCTAAATGGAACTAGAGTAGGTCAATTTTCAAGTACTACTGAAGCGAATGCTACAGACGCATTTATTATTGGGCGTTATTATGCGAACGGTGCAAATCAGTATTTCTTAAATGGCTATATTAGTAATGTACGATATGTAAAAGGAACTGCACTTTATTCTGGTACAACATATACAGTCCCAACCACACCTCTAACAGCAATTACAAACACTGTACTATTAACCTGCCAAAGTAATAGATTGATTGATAATAGTGTAAACAACTTTACCATCACAAAGAACGGTGATGTTTCAGTACAGCGTTTTAGTCCATTCAATCCATCAATAGTAACCCCAACAAGTTATAGTGGTTATTTTGATGGTACCGGGGATTATTTAACTCCTACTGCTAGTTCTGAATATGCATTTGCTACTGGTGACTTTACAGTTGAATGCTGGGTATATCTTCCTTCTTCGCCCGGCGGAGAAGTAGGATTTGTCAGTACATTTAATACTGGTGGCGGCCAAGGATTTATTCTTGGCACTGGTGCTGGAGGCAATGCCGGTAAATTACATATTGGTTTGGGAAATGGTACCGGTTCGGGTAACTTTGATTTGTATGACTCTGTAAATTTATCGGTAAATACATGGGTTCATGTTGCAGCCGTTCGTAGTTCAGGAACAGTAACTTTATATAAAAACGGTGTCTCAGTTGGTTCGGGATCTGGAACAAATAATATTGAAAGAACTTTACTTGGTATTAGTATCTCGTATCCTAATAGTCCTCAAGGATATGTAACCGGTTACATTTCAAATGTACGTATAGTAAAAGGTACTGCAGTATATACTTCAACCTTTACACCAAGTACAACTCCATTAACAGCAGTATCCGGTACAAGTTTATTAACTTGCCAATCACCTACATTCATTGATAATTCCACAAACGCATTTGCAATTACTGCCTCAGGTAATAGTCAACCAACACAACAAAATCCATTCGGTTTTACAAGTGCAACTACAAATGGCTATACGGTAAGTACAATTGGCGGTAGTGGTTATTTTGATGGCACTGGTGATTACTTAACTGCACCTAGCAATAGTGCGTTAGCATTTCCGGCTGATTTTACAATAGAATGTTGGGTATATCCTCTAGCATGGGCAACTAATGCGCCTATATCTTCGGGATCAACAGGAGCAGTCCAGCTAAGTAAATATGGAGCTAATGCAAATTTAGGTGTTGCTATACAAGGACTCGCTTGGCATATAACGGATGCCGCCTTACCAACATTAAATACATGGAGTCATGTTGCATTAACAAGATCCGGGAGTACATTAAAAATATTTATTAATGGAGTTCAATCTGGATCTACAGGTTCTACTGCGTATTCTTTTACAACTACTAATTTAATAGGCGGAGACGGCACTTCATATTTTCAAGGGTATATTAGTGATTTCCGTGTAGTTAAAAGTACAGCACTATACACCAGTAACTTTGTACCACCGGCTCAGCCATTAACCGCAATACAAAATACAAGTTTATTAACTAATATGACCAGTGCTGGTGTATATGATGCCGCAATGATGACAAACATGGAAACTGTTGCTGATGCACAATTAAGTACGACAGTAACTAAGTTTGGCGGAAGTAGTGTAAGTTTTGATGGTACGGGGGATTATTTATTTTCGCCAACATTAAATGTAAATAATTTATCTAAATTTTTAACATCTAACTTTACGGTTGAATGTTGGATATATCCAACTACTACTTCCGGTGATAGAACCATTATTTGCGCGGTATATAGTTGGGGTGCTGGCGCAAACTATGAAATTGAACTAAGGTCTGGAGTTTTGTTTGTTCAAATAGGTAACGGAATTACTCTGACAAGCGGGACAACATCTATTTCAGCAAATACATGGACGCATATTGCATTGGTTAGAAGTAGTACAACTAGTACTACATTTTATGTAAATGGTGTTTCTGTAGCTACAACTGCAACTAATTGGACCGCTGACGAAGATTGTCCCTTGACAATTGGGTGCTTTAATATTAATGGCGGTTCTCTTTCAAATTATTGGCAAGGATACATAGACGATCTAAGAATAACAAAAGGTTATGCACGTTATACAAGTAACTTCACCGCCCCAACAAGTGCATTCCCGATCTATTAATAAAAAGACTAAATATAGTATAACAGGATAACAAATGGCTTTAATAAAGATAGAACCGTACATCATAGACACAACAGGTGACTTTACGTTCAATAACGTAACTGCTACGGGTAACCTATCTTCATTAAACGCTGATCTTGGCAATACAGCAACAGCTAATTTCTTCAGTGGCTCTGGTAATAACTTAAGCAATATAGCAGGTAGTAATGTTTCTGGACAAGTAGGTAACGCATTAGTATCCGGTACTGTATATACTAATGCTCAACCAAATATTACTTCAGTTGGTACACTAACTGGTATAACTTCTACTGGTACTGCTGACTTAACTGGTGCAAGTAATGTAGCATTAGGACCAGTAGCTAATGTACATATAACCGGTGGAACTAATGGCTATGTGCTACAAACAGATGGATCTGGTACATTAAGTTGGGTAGCTCAATCAGGTGGCGGAGGCGGTGCTAGTATCAGTAACGGCAATAGTAATGTCAATATTCCGTCAGCTAATGGCAATATAAATTTTACTGCTGTTGGTAATACTGTAATGGTAATTACCGGTACTGGTGCAAACATATCAGGTACAGCTAATGTCACAGGTAATCTATCTGCTGGTAATATCATTGCAGGTAATGGCTCCGGTGGTAATATCACTAATGCGAATGTTATATCAGCCAATACATTTATTGCTAGTGGTAATATAACTGCAGGTAACGCTGATTTAGGTAATCTAGCTATAGCTAATTTCTTCAGTGGAGCAGGCAATAATTTAAGTAATATTCAAGGTAGTAATGTAACCGGCGCAGTATCTTTTGCTACAACCGCTAATAGTGTAGCTGGTGCTAATGTATCCGGTCAAGTAAGCAATGCATTAGTATCCGGTACGGTATACACCAATGCTCAACCAAACATTACAAGTGTTGGTACATTAACAGATTTATCAATATCAGGTAATGGCGTTTTTGGTGGAAATTTAACAGTTAATGGCACATTAACATATATTAATTCAACTACCTTATCTATTAGTGATCCAATCATTAACTTACAAACAGGACCAAATGGCGCTGCACCAGTTGCTAATACCGGTAAAGATGTTGGTACTGCTCTTAATTATTATGATACAAGCGCAAAGATAGCCTGGATGGGATGGGATATAAGTAATGCAGAAATAGCATTTGGTAGTAATGTTGGTATCTCCTCAGAGGTAGTTACATTCACTGAATTAGCTAACATTCGTTCTGGTAATGCTAGTTTAGGTAACAATGTATCAGCTAATTTCTTTACTGGTAATGGTATATATTTAACTGGTATTACAACAGCAGGTTTATCTAATGGTAATAGTAATGTAAATATACCAAGTGCCAATGGCAATATTAACTTTAGTGCTGTAGGTAATGCTAACGTAGTAGTTATAACTGGAACCGGAGCAAACATATCAGGTACAGCTAATGTAACAGGTAATCTATCTGCCGGTAATATTACAGCTGGTGCTGGCTCTGGTGGTAGTATCACTGGTGGTAACTTATTATCTGCTAATTATATTACCGGTACACTAACAACTAATGCACAACCTAACATAACAAGTGTTGGTTCATTAACCAGTTTAACTGTTACAGGTAATATTACAGGTGCTAATGCTAATTTAGGTAATCTAGCAACAGCTAATTATTTCATTGGTAACTTTTATGGAACTGCCAATTCAGCAACGACTGCGGGTACCGTAACAACAAATGCACAACCAAACATAACTTCAGTTGGTTCATTAACAGGATTAACCGTAAGTAACGCAACCGGTATAGTTGATTTTACAACAACAGCTAACGTTACTCTTGGTGCTGTAGCTAACCTACACATAGCAGGTGGATCAAATGGTCAATATTTACAGACAGATGGATCCGGTACATTAACTTGGTCTACTGTTATTAGTGGTTCTACAAGTAATATCAGTAACGGCAATAGTAATGTCAGTATTCCAGTAGCTAATGGCAATATAAACTTTAGTGCAGTGGGTAATGCTAACGTAGTAGTTATAACTGGTACAGGTGCTAACATTAGCGGTACAGCCAATGTAACTGGTAATTTAGTTGCGGGTAATATTACAGCTGGTGCTGGATCTGGGGGAAGCATTACTGGTGGTAATTTAGTAAGTGCTAATTATTTTACAGGTACACTAACAACTAATGCACAACCAAACATAACTTCAGTTGGTAGTTTAACTGGGTTAACAGTAAGCAATGCAACTGGTATAGTTGACTTTACAACCACAGCTAATGTCACCTTAGGTTCAGTAGGTAATTTACATATATCAGGTGGTACTAATGGTTATGTACTAAGTACAGATGGATCAGGTACATTAAGTTGGGTAGCACAATCAGGTGGTGGAGGCGGTGCTAGTATCAGTAACGGCAATAGTAATGTAAACATTCCGGCTGCAAATGGCAATATTAACTTTAGTGCTGTGGGTAATGCTAACGTAGTTGTAGTAACAGGCACAGGAGTTAATGTAGCCGGTACATTAAATGTTACTGGACAAAGTAATTTGGGTGCAGTTGGTAACGTAATTATTACAGGTGGTACTGCTAATTATGTATTACAGACAGATGGTGCAGGAAACTTAGATTGGGTAGCACAAAGTGGTGGTAATGCGGCAAACGTAACTGTAGACAACTTTACTGGAAACGGTGTACAAACAATATTTACTTTAAGCACTACGCCAATTGGCATAAATCAAACTAGTGTTAACTATAACGGAGCAACAGTATTACGAACAGATTATACATTGGCTAACGCTAATATAACATTCAGTAGTGCTCCGGCAAATGGTAGTTACATAGAAGTAACAACAATCAATTTAACCGCTGGTGGAGCATCATCAGCTGCCGCAGTAGGCTATTCATTAATATTCGGAGGATAACATGGCAGCACCAAACATAATCAGTGCAACAACAATCAATGGTAAAACAACGGGTGCAAACCTAACAAGTACAAGCGCAACTACGGTATTAAACAATGCGGCTGGTAGTGGCAAATGCTTAAAAGTAAACACATTAAATGTAGCTAATTACGGAGCTAATACAGCCTCCGTAACTGTAGCTTGGTATAACGCAGCCAACGTTGGTGGTACAGCATTTGCGATTGCAGGAAATGTTACAATACCGTCTGGTGGAACAGTAACAGTTATACAAAAAAATACACAATATTATTTGGAGGAAAATAATAGTTTAGGAGCATCTGCAGGCACTGCAAATACTCTTATTGTTACATGTAGTTATGAGGATATAAGTTAAAATGGCTCAATTTCCATCTCCGGTTGGTGCTAGTGGTCTGTGGTCACTAACGGATGTACGTAATAATTTAATGGGATCAAACTGGCCATTACTGGCGCTTTCCTCGGTTGAATATTTGGTCGTTGCTGGCGGCGGTGGCGGTGGTGGACAAATTGGTGGTGGAGGTGGAGCCGGTGGATATAGAACTAATACAGGGCTTGCTATTACAATTGGCACACCAATTACAGTCACCGTCGGCGCAGGTGGGGGCGGGGGAAATCAAACAAGTCCTGGAGTTAATGGATCTAATAGTGTTTTTGGCGCAATAACAGCAACCGGTGGTGGCCGAGGTGGATACGATTTAGGGGAAGCAGGTGTAAGTGGTGGCTCAGGTGGAGGAACAGGTAGAAATAGTTCTTCACCTGGATCAGGTAACTCTGGCTCTTATTCACCTCCAGAGGGACAATCAGGAGGTAGTGGTAGTAGTAGTGCAGCCGGTGGTGGAGGTGGCTCAACTAATTCAGGCGGTACTGCTGTTTTGGGACAAGGTGGTGTCGGCGGCGCAGGTACCGCATCTAGTATATCAGGAACTGCTACTCAATATGCAGGTGGCGGTGGCGCAGGGTCAAATGGCGGAACCGCTGGTAATGGTGGTAGTGGTGGAGGCGGCAACGGTGCTTTGTCAGGTAACGCATCTTTTGGCACAGTAAATACCGGTGGCGGTGGTGGTGGCTCTGGATACCCGGCTGCTATTGGGGGTACCGGAGGTTCCGGCATTGTAATCATTCGCTATTCAGATGCATATGTGGCTGCAACAGCTACTACTGGATCTCCGACAATAACAGTTGCAGGTGGATATAGAGTTTACGTATGGACCAGTTCAGGGTCAATCACATTCTAAGTATAGGATAAAACACACAATGGCATTAACTTTTTCAGGCGTAACAATAACGGGAGGATGGTCTATCGCAGGTAGTGATGGTCCAGCAGTTACTCCGTCAGTAGAATATCTAGTAGTTGCCGGCGCCGGTGGTGGAGGTAATAATCCTAACGGCGGCGGGGGTGGCGGTGGTGCTGGGGGATATCTTACAGGAACATTATCTAGTATATCATCCGGCACCCCTTATACGGTAACAGTAGGTTCAGGAGGTGCCGGCGCAAGTGGTTCAACATCTACACTCGGGAGTAACGGAACATTATCATCTCTAACAGGAGTAACCAACACAGTAGGTGGAGGTGGTGGATCCGGTGCAGCCTCTGGAGCTAGCACTGGAAATTCAGGTGGTTCTGGTGGTGGCGGAGCCGCTGGTGGTAATAGTGGAGAAAATGGTTCTGGTGGAAATGGTACAGTAGGACAAGGAAACAATGGCGGAATAGGTACAGCTCAAAGTGGTGTTGGGTATGCCGGCGGTGGTGGTGGTGGTGCTGGCGCGGTTGGTCAAAATTCTATGAATCTAGGTACAGGAGGCGGCGGCGCAGGAGGTATTGGATCTGCGTCTAGTATTACCGGGACATCAACTTATTACTCCGGTGGTGGAGGTGGAGGTGGAAATAGCCTCGCTTTAGCTGGGCAAACAGGTGGTGACGGTGGCAATGGTGGAGGTGGTGCCGGTAGTAGTTCTGCTAATGGCGTTAATCGCTTTGCTGCCTCAGGCACAGTAAATACCGGTGGAGGTGGAGGTGGTTCACATGGTACGGGCTTAGCTGGTAACGGAGGTTCTGGTATCGTAATCATTCGCTATGCTGACACATATGCTGCCGCTGCAAGTACAACAGGTAGTCCAACAATAACCACTGCAGGTGGATATAGAGTATATCAATGGACCAGTTCAGGTTCAATAACGTTTTAAGGTAAATTATGGCAATATTAACAGGATTAACAATATCAGGTGGTGGAATAACAATTGTAGGCGCTAGCACGGCAGCCGCAAATGATCCATACTTCATGTACAATACATTATTGTTACCAGGCAATGGAACTAACGGTGCACAAAATAATACATTTACAGATGGTAGTACAAATAACTTTGCTATCACTCGTAATGGTAATACTACGCAAGGTACGTTTAGTCCTTATGGTGGTAACTGGAGTAACTACTTTGATGGTAGTGATTATTTAACTGTTCCTGCTAGCTCTGCTTTTGCACCGGGTACTGGTGACTTTACGGTTGAAGGTTGGTTTAACGCTACTGATTTGATGTCTGCAGCCGGTGGTATAGTTTATGGTCAAGCAGTGTCCGGCACTAACTACTTTGTAATTTTTGTATCCAACGGCGCTATTAATTTTGTTGGTACATCCAGCGGAGGGGGTTCTGTTATCTCTAGTGGAGCCAATAATTGGACAGTTGGTACATGGAATCATTTTGCAGTCGTTAGAATCAGTGGATCGGTGACAGTATATCTTAATGGTATTGCCGGAACCGCGACAGCCAACACCACTAATTTTAATGACACAACATTGATACCTACAATAGGTAGATATACACATACAGGCACCAATTTTTTCTATGGATATATTTCTAATCTAAGATATATAAAAGGTACTGCAGTATATACATCGGCATTTACTCCACCGACAACACCATTAACACCTATTACTAACACAAGTTTATTAACCTGCGCTGACAATAGATTAATTGATGATAGTATAAACAACTTTACTGTTACCAAGTTTGGTGATGTAAGTGTACAAAGATTTAGTCCATTCAGTCCATCATCAATAACTCCAACTAGTTATAGTGGTTATTTTGATGGTACGGGAGATTATTTGACTTGGTCCGGTACTACAGTAGGTACAGGAGCAATGACGTTTGAATGTTGGTTTTATTACACAGGTTCTTTTAGCGGAATATCGTCTTTCATTGGGCCGGGTAGTGCTATTGCTGGTGGATTAAATTGTAACCTTAATAACTCTACAACTTTTTCTTTTGACAGATATGGCGTAGCGGCTGATAATTATACTGTTTCAACAATATCCGCAAATACTTGGAACCATGTTGCTTTTGTAAGAAATTCAAGCAACGTAGCAACAGTATTTTTCAATGGTGTTAGATCAAGTACAGGAACAGTATCAGATACATATAGTTATACAACTTCTGCCGCTATAGGATACACAGGTGGAATAGTTTCAAGAAATTGGATTGGATATATTTCCAACGCAAGATTGGTTGTTGGCTCTAATGTTTACGACCCAACCTCAACAACAATTACTGTCCCCACATCACCACTTACTGCAATCACAAACACATCATTGTTGACCTGCCAATCACCCACATTCATTGACAATAGCACAAACAACTTTGCAATTACTGCTGTTGGCAATAGTCGCCCAACACAACAAAACCCATTCGGTTTTACTACTGCAACAACTAATGGTTACACATCAAATACAATTGGTGGGTCAGGGTATTTTGATGGAGTAGGGGATTATTTAGTTACTGCCGCAAATTCTGCATTAGCACTAGCAACAAATGCGGCAGACTTTACTATAGAATGCTGGGTATATAATAATGGTTATGCTGGTAGTCAATACGGTAGAGGAATTTGTATTTACTATCCTTCAGCGGGATATGGTTCTAATAGATTAATGTTTAGGTTATCAAATGGGGCAAACAGAATAAATTTGTACCTACTAGCTAATGGCAGTGCAGAGCTTGGAGGCAGTGGTTCTGAAGGTGCGGCTACTATAACCCCCAATGCATGGACGCATGTTGCTTTGGTTAGAAATGCAGGGGTATTTTATGTATATGTAAATGGTGTGATAGACATTACAGTAAATTCGTCATCTGCTGCCTCAAGTATACCTTTTACTACATTTAATATGTTTGAGATAGGTAGAACTCAAGACGGTACTAGTCCTGATTGGTTTGGTAATATTTCTAACTATCGTTTTGTTAGAGGTACAGCAGTCTACACCAGTAACTTTGTACCACCATCACAGCCAGTAACAGCAGTAACAAATACCGCATTATTGCTTAATATGACAAATGCTGGTATCATTGACAATGCAATGATGAACAATTTAGAAACAGTTGGTAATGCACAGATTTCTACTACACAAAGTCAATTTGGTGGAAGCAGTATGTACTTTGATGGTACTGGTGATTGGTTGGTAACACCCATCTCTACTAGTTTAGGAATGGGAACTGGAGATTTTACAATTGAAGGATGGTTCTACGCAACAAGCCCAACTTACGCACAAGGTTTCTTTCATATCAATGCGACTGCTATAGCGGGAACTAATGCGGGTTATGCAATTGGTGTAACCTCAGCAGGGGTAATTCAATATTACGCTGGTAATACTTTTACAAACACTTCATCTACTATAACTGCCAACACATGGACATATTTAGCATTGGTTAGATCAGCCGGTACTGTCAAGGTATATGTAAATGGAATCTTGCCAACTTCGGGTAGTTCAATAGCCGATTCACAAAATGTAACAACTGCACTTGCATATCTTGCTTTGTTCTATTCAACTCCGGGTACAAGTTATGCGATGACAGGATATATTAATGATTTCCGCATTACAAAAGGTTATGCACGTTATACTGCTAACTTTACTCCACCAACAACTGCGTTCCCAATCAATTAAACAAATAAATAACTTAAAGGAAATAAAAATGAGTCACTTCGCACAAATAGATGAAAATAACATCGTAACACAAGTAATCGTAATAGAACAGGATGTAGTAGATACTGGTCTATTTGGAGATCCAAACAGCTGGATTCAAACAAGCTATAATACATCTGGTGGTGTACATACACAAGGTGGCACACCATTACGTAAAAATTATGCTGGTATAGGTTACACATATGATAGTACTAGAGATGCATTTATACCACCACAACCATTTAACAGTTGGGTATTAAATGAAGATACATGCTTATACGAAGCCCCTACACCAATGCCAGATGACGGTAAAATGTACAGTTGGGATGAAGATACAACATCTTGGGTTGAAATTATCACACCTTAGTAACATGTTAGTAGTCAAATTGGATTAAATACATAGATAGACTAACATATAAGAGATTTACTACATGGCAATTACAAAGTTACAACCGTTTAACCTAGACACCACTGCTAACTATACCTTTGCCAATATTGCCACAGATAACGCTAATCTAGGTAATCTAGCAATAGCTAATTTCTTTAGTGGAGCCGGTAATAACTTAAGCAATATAACAGGTGGTAATGTTACTGGTCAAGTATCTAATGCAACAGTTGCTGGTACTGTATATACAAATGCTCAACCAAATATCACTTCAACTGGATCATTAACAGGATTAACAGTAAGTAACGCAACTGGTGTAGTTGATTTTACAACTACTGCTAATGTTACATTGGGAGCAGTAGGTAATCTACATATTAGTGGTGGTACAAACGCATACGTACTAAGTACAGATGGTGCAGGTACTCTATCTTGGGTAGCTCAATCAGGCGGTGGAGGTGGCGGAGCAAGTATTAGTAACGGCAATAGTAATGTAAATATTCCGTCTGCAAATGGCAATATAAACTTTAGTGCTATTGGTAATGCCAACGTAGTTGTTATCACTGGAACTGGTGCTAACATATCAGGTACAGCTAATGTAACAGGTAATTTAACTGCAGGAAATATTATTGCCGGTAATGGCTCTGGTGGCAACATCACTAATGCAAATGTTATCAGTGCTAATACATTTATTGCTAGCGGTAATATCACAGCCAGTAATGCTAATTTAGGTAATCTAGCTACAGCTAATTATTTTGCAGGTAGCGGTAATAATCTAAGTAATATTCAGGCTGCTAATATCTCTGGTCAAGTAGCTAACGCATTAGTGTCAGGCACAATATATACAAATGCTCAACCAAACATAACAAGTGTAGGGACATTAACAGATATATCAGTATCAGGAAACGGTGTATTTGGTGGTAATTTAACTGTTAATGGTACACTAACGTACATAAATTCAACTACATTATCTATCAGTGATCCAATCATTAATTTACAAACAGGACCAAATGGAGCTGCCCCAGTAGCTAATAGTGGCAAAGATGTTGGTACTGCATTAAACTACTATGATACAAGCGCAAAGATTGCATGGATGGGTTGGGATATAAGTAATGCAGAAATAGCATTTGGGTCTAATGTAAGTATATCATCAGAAGTAGTAACTTATGATACCTTAGCTAACATTCGTTCTGGTAACGCACAATTAGGTAATACAGTAACAGCTAACTTCTTTACTGGTAGTGGTAATAATTTAAGCAATATACAAGGTGGTAATGTATCAGGACAAGTACCCAATGCACTAATATCAAGTACTGTATATACAAATGCTCAACCAAACATTACAAGTGTTGGCTCATTAACTGGGTTAACAGTAAGCAATGTAACTGGTGTAGTTGATTTTACAACCACAGCAAACGTAACATTGGGTGCTGTTGGTAACTTACATATCAGTGGCGGTACAAACGCATACGTACTAAGTACAGATGGTGCAGGCACATTAAGTTGGGTAGCTCAATCAGGCGGTGGAGGTGGTGGAGCAAGTATTAGTAACGGCAATAGTAATGTAAACATACCGGCTGCAAATGGAAATATCAATTTAACTGCTGTTGGTAATACAACTATGATAGTTACTGGAACTGGTGCAAACATATCAGGCACAGCAAACATAACCGGTAATCTAAGTGCAGGTAATATCATTGCCGGTAATGGTTCAGGTGGTAACATCACTAACGCAAATGTTATCAGTGCTAATACATTTATTGCTACTGGTAATATATCTGCTGGTAATGCTAATTTAGGTAATCTAGCAATAGCTAATTTCTTTAGTGGAGCTGGTAATAACTTAAGTAATATAACAGCTAGTAACATCACTGGTCAAGTAGCTAACGCATTAATTTCTGGTACTGTATATACAAATGCTCAACCAAACATAACTTCAGTTGGTTCATTAACTAGTTTAGATGTAACTGGTAATACTACAAGCGGTAATGCTAACTTAGGCAATCTAGTAACAGCTAACTTCTTTACTGGTAACGGCAGTCAATTAAGTGCATTAACTTTTGGTAACATTACAACTTTTAGTACCGCCGGATTGACTACAGACGAATTATATCTACAAGCAACAACACGACTAAATGTCACTGCTAGTGGAGCAAGTGGATATCTATTTGACCAATATGGCGCTACACTCAATCCTGCAATATACATTACTAGTGGTCAAACATTAGCATTTAATTTGAATGTATCGGGTCATCCGTTCTTAATTCAAACAAGTGGTGGCGCAAATTATAGTACTGGTTTAGAATATGTTGATACTGCAGGAACGGTATTAACTACTACATCAGCCCAAGGACAAATAGCAGGAACATTGTACTGGAAGGTTCCATATGGCATAGTAGGTAATTACAAATATCAATGTTCTATTCATGGAGGCATGAATGGTAACATTGTTGTAACCGACGCAAATGTTGCGAACATAACAGTTGGAACTGCTAATAGTGTAGCAGGTGGTAATGTTACAGGTAATGTAGCTAATGCCAACTTTTCTGGTTTTGTAACAGGAAATGCACAAGGTAACATTACAAGTGTTGGATCATTGACTGGATTAACAGTAAGCAATGTAACTGGTGTAGTTGATTTTACAACTACAGCTAATGTAACATTGGGTGCAGTAGCTAATTTACATATATCAGGTGGTACTAATGGCTATGTACTAAGTACAGATGGATCTAGTACATTAAGTTGGGTAGCACAATCAGGAGGTGGAGGATCACCCGGTGGAACTGATACTCAAGTACAATTTAATGATTCTAGTGCTTTTGGCGGAAATGCCGGTCTTACTTTTAATAAAACAACAACAACATTAACAGCTAATAACTTTGTTGTTACTAGTACTGCTAATTTAGGTTCTAATGCTAATGTAATAATTACCGGCGGTACTAATGGTTATGTATTAAGCACAAATGGCGCAGGTGGATTAAGTTGGATTGCATCAGGTGGTGGCGGTGGTGGTGGTGCATCTATTAGTAATGGTACCAGCATTGTCGATATAGCTACATCAGGCGGTAACGTAACTACAAGTGTAGGCGGAACCGCAAATGTATTAGTTGTAACAACTACTGGTGCAAATATTACAGGTACATTAAATGTAACTGGGCAAAGTAATTTAGGTGCTGTAGGAAATGTTGTTATCACCGGCGGTACTAATGGTTATGTATTAAGCACAAATGGCGCAGGTGGATTAAGTTGGATTGCATCAGGTGGTGGCGGTGGTGGTGGTGCATCTATTAGTAATGGTAC